ACTCCTTTTGGTATATTAGTTCGTGTAGGATAAACGAATCATTGTACTTGTAAATGCCAATACAAGCCGTCGGGTCAACTGAATATCCAAAGTCTAATCCAATCCCTAAAAGTCTTGCATCATTCGGGATGGTGTCTATGGTGGACCAATTACTAAAGATAGTTCCTTGCACTGAGCCAACCTCCCCGAGTCCATAAACACGCCACCAGTTTTCCCAATATGTTGAGGTCTTAGCCTTTTCTTTAGCTGACTCAATATCTCTTATGATTGTATCACTTAGGCTCTCGTTGTCTTGGTATGTTAGAATAATCAACTCTGAGTCATCCTCTTTTAATACTTCGGTATGCGCCCAAAACTCAGCCGTCGGGTTAAAGTCTAACCAAATATGGTGTGAGGTTCTTATGGCTAATTGATGGTAAGCTTCAAAGGTTAAGTTGTTCGCCTCGTTAATGTAAAGGATGTTTCTTCTCGCCCCTCTTAACTTTGCCTCTTGGTCTGCACTAAAGAACTCGATGTAACTACCGTTTGCAAAAGTATAAGTCAGTAAAGTTCTATTCCAATTCGTATCAATGTATCTACCCGTCCAATCCATTAATTTCAAGAAATCTTTCATTGCCCCCCTGCGCAAATGGGGTATCGTTTCGGATACTACGCTTATCTCAGTTCGTGGGTGTTTGGTTGCATAGTCAATTAGTATCGGGAGTATGCCAAAGGTTTTTCCTGCACTCGTTCCCCCCTGAACTACCCGTTTCCGTTTGGTTAGTTTTAGAAGTTTATTTATGGAGGTTGTCCGTTTGAACATTAAACAGTTGGCTCGTCAGGGAATAGGGGTTGCTCCTTAATTGTTGTCTCTTGCTTCTCTACTAACCCGTTCAGCCTTTGAGTGATTGATGGGTTAAAGAATCCTAAAAGACCGCCAGTTATTTGATTCTCTCTGATTTCCTCTTTAATGTGCGAACAGATATTGGTGAAGTCATCATAGTAGTTATTCCTATTTAAAAAGTATTCCGTTACATCTCCGTGATTCTTACGGCAATATCTCTTGAATCCCTCTAATGTCATAGGTACTTTTGTAGGTTCTTCTACACGGTCTCCGTCTTTCCCTACATACTGTACTTTCTTCCATTCATAGGATTGCTCTTTAAGGTCATGTTTGTAATCTTCAAAGACTTGTTCTAATAGTTCAGGTGTTGCAAATATTCTTGTCGGGTGCATATTACTTTTGTCTAATGATGTCTAAATATAAATAGAATAGTCTATTGTCGGTTGTGAAGTTACTCGTAAACTGAGGGCGTTTAATCTTTGGTGTTGCCTCTCCTTGTTTACTGTACTTGTCAATGTCGGTTTTTCGTTTTGGTTTCATACTTGTTTTGGGTTAATATAAGTTTCTACAAATTCGTCAATGCTTAGCCAACTAATCCATTCCATACCTCCTGAATAAAACGAGGTGTATTCTAAACCGTCATAGTCGGTGTATGGGGCAAAGCTATCCATAGTAAGAAAGTATCTCTTTACTACATTGCAATCAGTTAAACTATAAAAGTCTTCTTCTTCTTGCTTTTGGGTTAGTTCAAATACTTCTATCCACATTAGTATATTTGTTTTGTAAAGTAGTCTATTCTTTTATTGTGTACTCGGTATTGCCCACCATCCCTTATCTCTACTCTTGCGAATCCTAAATTATGGCGCATATTGTGAGGATCGTAGCTTGGGGCAAGTGTGCAAAGGCAACCCGTTGAATATGTAGTTATCAAAGAACCATCCAATAAACTCTCAGAGTGTTCTGAGGTTTGGTGACAATGTCCTATAAGCATTGAGCCTTTTAGTTTGTTGAAGATTCCCTTTGATGGATTCACTGGACTAAATGCACCCCTTACTAATAAGTGTCCGTGAGTGATTGGGAGTTTACCTGCCATAAAGATAACGTCTTGGTCATGAAACTTGATTCCCTTCTCTCTAAGTTTTAGTCTTGATGACATTGTGTAGTAAGCATCGTTAAATAAGATTGGTGCCTTTTTCATTAGCCATCTTTTATACCAATTATCATGGTTTCCTTCCGTCCAATGTATCGGCACGTTGAACTCCTTAATCAACATATCAAGAAAGTCCTCAGCCATTTGAAACCAATCAGCGACTGCCGTCAATTTCTGAGGTGGTGCATCGTGGTTTGTAAATGGTTCGTTGTCTAAGATATCCCCGTTTAAGATTATACAGTCGATGTTATTCTCCTTGCCGTAGATTAACGCATTTCTTAAAGCTTCAACATCATGATTAGGGAAATGTATGTCTGATAAGATTAAAGCGTTTGTGATGGTCTTGTCTAAGTGATAGAACTCTCTTGACTTTCCCTCTGATTTTGGTAAGTTAAATTGAGTTTCAATAGCAGGCACATGGTCAACTTGTTTGTAATGTCTTCTCGATTCACCTTGCGCACCCGTTAGCTTCCGAACCATTGACCTGGCGTTCTCTATATTGTTAAAGTGTAAAGGGTAGGTAGCGTGTAAGTATCTCGCTATTGAAGACTTGCTTAACTCAGGAAACTTTAAGATTGCATCCTCAGTTAATTTGTTCACTTGCATTTTGTTGCGTCCCATCATAAGTATTATATTGTTTTTTGTTTAAAGTTATTTGTGAATCTCTACCTTAACTGTTTCTATTTCTCTATTCGGGTAAATTAAAACATGATAATCTTGGCTAAGTTTATCACTCCATTTAATTAAATCATTTCCCATTGAATCGTATATTTTCCAAGGTAAATGAATTATTGCTATTGGCTTGGCTTGATGGTATATCATAATTTCTGAATAATTGCCTCAATCTGATATTCTCCGTCCCCGTGTTCTTCGGGTTCATCCTTATTTGTTGAGGTGTCATTTGTTTCGATGCTGATTATTTTATACTTGAAATTCCTGCAACCTACCTCAATAAGGTGTTTAAGACTTCGAGTGTCGGGCAAGTCTTCGGTTTCGGGTAATATAAAATACTTATGGTCTTTATTCCATTTGCTCGGCATTTTTGTTTTACGTTCATACAAATCTCGGTGAGGCACTGCCATGATAAGGAATCCTCCTTGCTTAGTAATCCGCATCCAATTCATTATCGCTAACTCTGGGCGGTCAAGGTGTTCGAGTAAGTGAGAATTATAAACTAAGTCATAGGTATTGTCGGGGACTGTTTCCATTAACTCAGCGTTCCCGTTATCCTTATCCCAAGTGTCGCACCAATCCGTTAAAGGGTCTGAGCCATCGTGTGTGTCTATTCGACCAACTCCGATGTCAATTACTTTGCCTTGAACATACTTGTCAAAAAAGCCTGAAGCTTCTCTGCGTGGTTTACTTTTAGATGTTTCAGCCATGTTATACTTTTTTAGCTACAATTTGTTCGTGTCCGATAATGTGCCTATCAACTTTCAAGACTTCAAAACCATTCTTAAGTAATAGGTCTTTTAAATCTTCAATCCCGTATATCCAAATATGTTCAAGTCCATTAAACATCTTGTCATCCATTTGCCCGTCCTCAAGGATTATAGGACTCTGAATTATTAAGTGTCCACCCATTACCATTAAACGGTTACACTGAAGTAAAAAAGCGTTACTATCTTCAATGTGTTCAAAGACATCTAATGCAATTATGTTTGAGAAAGAGTTCCACTTCCAATCTATTGCGATTTGCGGGAAAAATCCAAAATGCAATTCAGAACCATTGCTATACTTTTCAATCTGCTCTTTATACTTTGAATCCACCTCTATCCCAATACAAGTAAAGTCTTTAGACATTTCACCTAATAAAACGCCAGGACTACACGCTATCTCTAAATTCATTTTAGGTTCAATGTGGGTTAAATTTTCTAAAACAAGTCTATTCTTGTCTACAACATTAGACACTTGCTCGTCAATGGATGACCTTATCGGTGTACTCCAATAGTTATCGGTGTATATCTCTTGAGGATTCCCAAAGACTTTACTCTTATATGAATTGCCTATTTTTTCGTATTCTTCAATCATAGTGCTTGTATTTCTATTTTAACTAATTCCCAATATACTATACTTACATAATCTTCCAATCGATTAAAAGCATCTAATATTTCATCTACACAAATCAATGCAGAATCTTTAGCCATGCTTTCACTCATGTATTCAATATCATAGTTAAATGATTCATTTACATTTAGCATTTGCCTTACTAATTCTTGTGCCTTTTCTTTTGCGTTCATAATACTTTATCTAATATTGTTTTAAATTGTTCGTTAGTGTGAAAGGTAAACCACTCACCACCCTGAGGGATGACATTAGGAGCGTATACATATTGTTCTAATACTCGTTTGACTTTTAATTGTTCTGCGATGCTAAAGGCTAAAGATTGACCGCCTATAAATAACTTGCAACCATTAATTGCTACGGCTAATTCTAAAGCGTTTGAAACTTTTAAATGTTGTATCTTATCATTGTGAATAGAAAAGCGTTTAAACTCCTTGTCAGTACCCACAAAGTAAACATTATCATACTTCTCTAAGACTGAATAATCAATAAAGAAGTTATTGTACCTTGTAGTCCTATTAACTATGATGTAATTATTGCCGATGTTCTCAGGAATGAAAAGACATTGCTTTGATAAGTTCGGTCTAAATTCGTGATAGGCGTTTGAAATCCAGTTTTGAATATTACCTGCGCTTAGATTCTTATATTCTTTTCTAAACTTGTTTAAGTCAAAATCAACTACGATGTTCTCGCCCTTGTTTAGTTTGATAACTTCATGAATATAAGGTTGAGCCTTTAACAATGGAGCGAGAAAGTCAAACATAAAGTCATTCATCATAACCGAACCTACGGGATGCGTTTCATCGGTGAAGCCACTTGGTGTGCCTACCCTAACGTAGAATGTTATTTTGCAGTCATTGTCTTGACAGTATTGGTAAAGACTTGATAGTGAATATACGAGGTCACCTGCATTGCCATCGTGAACTACCTTAATGTATTTTTTCATATTCTATTACTAATTTATTTAACTCCCCAAATAAAGCCTCAGAGTATGCTAAGCCATCGCAAGACATACACACTGGCTCTCCGTCTATCCCCAAATCTTTTCTCAATACATTTGCTTTGTGGATGTCTTCGTCCGTGTAGACCATGAAACGATGCTCCATAGTCAAACGATAGCGACCTATTGAATCTACAATTAACTCGTATTGCGTTTGGCTTAACTCCATAAATACCTATTGATTATTTTTGTAAACACGAAAGGCAAGAAGATTAAATAAGGGTCTAACATAACTATTGAACCGATTAACCCGATCCAAAACGATAAACACGTCGGGCAACTAAATGGCTTCTTTAGTTTACGATTGGGAAACTTACTGATTAAAAATTGGAAAAATTCATGCAAAGCGAATGCGAATCCACTAACCCACAATGCGTTTAATATTGTATTCATAATTTATATTGCCATTTAAAACCAAATGCCGTTTTATTTTCCCCTTTACAACATTTAGATATGCCTGATTGATGAGCCCCTAATAATCTTGCAGCTTCTTTTGCCCCTGCAAAATTACCTACGATAATACCATCTAATGTTAATTGAGTAACTGGTATCGATAATATGTTATCTTTCCCCTTTTTCCCGATAGCTTTTTTAAGCCCAATACTATAAGCGTGTTTAACATTCTCTGATGGTGTTACCCATTCTAAATTATCTAATCTATTGTCATTTTTAATGCCGTTAATATGATTAACTTCTTTTTTATTTTCAGGGTTAGGGAGAAATGCTTTTGCAACCAACCGATGGATAACAGAAGTTTTCCTTATATCACCTCTTAAATTAACTATTAGATATCCCTTTTGATTAACTGCTGCACTTAATATTTTCCCGTCTTTGTTTTTATTGTAAGACCTTACATTCCCTAAGTTAGAAACTTGGTATATGCCATTTGAGTTTTCTATATCTTTAAATATTTCTTGTATCATTATTGATTAAATTAATTATTGATTCGTATCGTTTTTTGTTTACTACTTTTATATCATAATGTTCTTTAACATACTCGTGTAATTTTTTGCCTAAGTCAATCCCTTTTTTGGGGTTACTAATTAATCCTTTTAAAACTCCGTCCCAATCACCGTTTGGAGTAATTACCAATCCCTTGTTTATAAATTCCATATAAGGCTCAACCCTACTGCAAATGATAGGTAATGAGAACGCCCCTGCCTCTAAGACCTTAATGTTTGATTTGCATAAACTAAACTTGTCAGAGTTTAAAGGAGCAAGTGCGCAGTCCATTAAATTATACATTAAAGCATAGTTCCTAATGTCCATCCATTCAATCCTTTGGTATTGGTCAGGTGGCCTTTGAGAATTTGAAGTAAAGTAAGATTCTATGATTTCATAATAACTTGGGGCTTTAGGGAATTGCCTATCCTCTTCGGGGATGTGGACATAACCACCAAAAATAAGTTTATGATTCTTGTTCTTAAGAAGTTTTTTAAAAGGTTCAATCAATTTCCTTATATCTAATTGGTGGTTATTCGCCCCTATCCAACCTATTGTGTATTTGTCTTGCGCTTGTCTTTGTGGTATAAATTGAGGTTGTTTAAAATCAATGCCGTTAGGTATGTAAACAATGTTATTGTGGTAGTCTTTTAAACTCTCTTTAAGAAACTCAGAGGCCGTCCAAATAACATCTGCATAACTTATAGCATCAAGTATTCTTTGCTCTACAATCGAGTCCTTTACTCCGTCACGGTGATGATAGTTTGGCAACTGAATCCAATCGTCAATATCTAAAATGATTTTGCACCCACTTTCTTTGGCCTTTAAAAGATAGTCTTCGTCATGTTTGTACATACGATTCAAAACAACGATATCAAATTGGCGAGGATGGAAGTCAAGAGTAAATCCATTCGTCCCCTTTATATCCAAATCCTTATAGTCCTCATCCATATTAGCAAACGGAACTTGCAAACGGTGATAGCCTATACCAGAATCCTTTTCGTTGATGTATATTATTTTAACCATTCTTTAAGGTGTTGTCTATATTCTTTTATTGCGTGTCTAACTGAGGTGTAAGGTATTCCAATATCTCGGCTCAATTGTTTGGTGTTTACTCCAGTAATAATAAGTTCGTTTAATAATCTTGAATGATAAAAGTATTTGTTGTTTTGATCTAACATATCCTCTTCAATCTTGGCTACTATCTTCTCAACGTGTATCTCATCCTCAAAGTATTCAATGTCCTCAACATCTTCAAAGGTATCTACTAAAACTAAATTTTCTCTATTCCCAAACTTTTTGCGAAACGCTGTCCAATTACAATGGCTAACTTGAAACTTTAGAATCTGCAAAGCGTATGGCGTTAAGTAATTGTTTTCAGCTATTGTGTCCTTTTTGTGTTGAGGTAGTTCAAGTAAGATTGTTAAGACTTCGCTCTTTAATTCTTGGTGGTCGCTATGCCCGTACTTTTTACAATAATCGTTAAAAATCTTTGAGTCATTAAACTCACACAATTGTATGTTGAACTTTTCACTCAATGTACTTGATTAAATGTTCAGGATAACAAGCCAACATCATGCACTTCTCTAACTCTTTATAGGTCACTGTCACTACTGTTGTGTAGTTAGGACGGTGAATCCAAAACTCTACCTTTTCCGGCTTACGGTTGCGAGAACACCCCCCCTCTTTTGTGGCGATTTTCTCTACTAAATTATCGATATAGTTGTATACTAAGTCGTTCATAATGTTTACAATATTAAATATTTATCTTCAAAGTACCAAATTATTTTTTAAAGGTAGTCTTTTATTTTATTCCGATAGTTTAATTTTAACTCTTCAATCTCAGGAATACTTAACTGCAACCTATCGCCTCTTGATGCTATCAACTTATCGTAGTTGTCTTGGCCTATCCTATCGGGAAGCCTTAAAGAGTATTCTACAAGGTTTCCATGTAGGTGTAAATTACATTGAGTGCAAGATAATGAACAATTAAATTCATTGAATCTAAGTGCAGGGTGCGAACCAACGGACATAAAATGTGAAGCATGACCGTTCCCATTTACTCTACAACCACAACTCACACATGGAAGTCCAGCATCTCTTGTTCGAATAAACTTGTTAAAAATGGTTTGAAGTTCCTTTAAGTGTTGGCTCTTGGTCTTCATCCGTTCTTTTTTAACCTTGTTCTCAGCCTTTACTTTCTTAGCCATCTTACCTCTTGCGTAATCAAGAGCGCAGGAATAAGAGCAAGTAACTTGTAAAGGTTTACTCGGTTCAAACTGATTAAGACATATTTTGCAGGTCTTCATAATTTTTCAACTTTATATCCTAATTTCTCCAGTCTTGATTTCACTTTGAAATAGTCTCTCTCATCTATTAACTGAGTCCCAATATGTGAGATTTTGGTATACTTAATTGTTATTAGGACTTGTTTCATTTTGTGCGTTTAAAATTTCCATAATAGCATTAAAATCCTTTTTATAAATCTTGTCATACTCAAACCAATCATGATGGTTTGCAATGGCATGTATAATACTAGCGTGGTTATGGCGTGTGTTTAGAGTGCCACTTATATCCATATAACTCATAGAAGTTGAACTTCTCAAGATGAAATAATAAACTACTCTACCCCTTACATAGTTCCCTTGTCTAATCTTTACGTCGATGTCAACATTAAAGTAAGTGTTGATTGCATCTTTGATTTTCTGAAGAGGCGCTGATAATTCAGTTTTAACTTCTTTGTTTAACTTGCTTTGCAGTATTCTTATTTCACTGTTTAGTTTTGTAACCCTTGCCGTTAAAAGCTTGTTTTCTCTTAAGGTTGTTTGGTAAAGTTGCTTATACTTTATTTGTTCGATTTGTTGTTCAGTTGTTGTCATTTTTTTAA